ATTTGTTCTAATAGTATTGAATCAAACATCTTATTTCTCCTTTCAGAGTATCAAGGGATGTCTACTAAAGCTACCAAGCGAAGACGGTAGCAAACCTTCCCGCAAACTTCATACAACTTAAATTAACTTAAGTTACTTAAGTAGAGATTGTTTAACCTATATGGATAATTAAACTATGCCTAAGATAGATGGTCGTAAGACCAACCCTCAGTTAATCAAACCTGGTGAAATCAGGAATCCTAAAGGAAGACCTAAAGGTTCTGTTAATAAATACACTCAACTTGCTAGAGAACTCCTAAGTTCTAGAGGAGAAGAGATTGTTGAAGTTGTCATCGCTAGAGCGCTTAAAGGTGATGTTCATTGTTTAAAGATGTGTATGGATAGAATCGTACCTGCTCAGAAAGCTATTGAGATTAAACATACTAAGTCTGAAGGTGGTCTTACTATTAACGTAGGAACAACTGAGCAGATTGAAGAGATGGCTAAGGTCAATAAACCTAAGAGATTAAAGACTATGTCTGATGATGAAGTAATCGCTGAGGTTATTGATGGGAACTCTTAATGTTGAGCTTCATCCTGCTCAATTAGAGATATTTAATTCAGAAGCTAGATTTAAGGTTGTTGCTGCAGGAAGAAGATTTGGTAAGAGTAGATTAGCTGCTTGGATATTGTTGATTAAAGCTTTACAGTCTGATTCAAAGGATGTCTTCTATATTGGTCCTACCTTTCAACAAGCTAAAGACATTATGTGGAATATGTTGAAAGAGTTAGGTGGAGACTTGATTCAAGATACCTATGAGAATACTGCAAGAATAACTTTAACAAACGGAAGAAGAATCTATTTGAAAGGTTCGGATAGACCTGATACCTTACGTGGTGTTGGTCTTGCTTATGTTGTTATGGATGAGTACGCTTCAATGCGACCTGATGTGTGGGAGATGATTATTAGACCTACACTTGCAGACGTAAGAGGCGGTGCTATGTTTATTGGTACTCCTGCTGGTAAGAATCACTTCTATGACCTTTATATAGATGCTAAGAAGGATGATGATTGGGAATCTTTCTCTTTTAACTCCACCGATAACCCTTATATACCAGAAGATGAGATTGAGTCTGCTAGAGGAGCTATGTCTTCTATGGCTTTCAGACAAGAGTTTGAAGCATCCTTTGAAACCTTCTCCGGTGGTATCTTTAAAGAGGAATGGTTCTTACAAAGTTCAGAACCTGAAGAAGGAAACTACGTTATTGCTGTAGACCCCGCTGGTTTTGAAGCTTCTGAGAAGGAAAGAGGGCTTAAATCCTCTAAATTAGACGAGACTGCCATTGCTATTGTTAAGATTGACCGAGATAAGTGGTGGGTTAAAGATATTCTACACGGTAGGTGGTCTATTAAAGAGACTGCCACTAAGATATTAAAAGCTGCAGAGGTAAATCAAGCTACAACTGTAGGTATTGAGACTGGTTCTTTGAAGAACGCTATCATGCCTTACCTCGAAGATGAGATGAGAGCTACTAATCGGTTTATCCACATTGACGAACTACGTCATGGTGGTAAAAAGAAGTCAGAACGTATCACTTGGTCCCTCCAAGGACGTATGGAACACCAACAAATCACCTTTAATGAGGATAAGGACTGGAGATTCTTCATTTCACAGATGCTTGATTTCCCTTCACGTCTTTCACATGATGATTTACTAGATGCCTTATCCTATATAGACCAAGTTAGCATTGCAGACTTCTCTCACTCTATAGAAATGAATGATGATTGGGAGCCTGTTGATTTAATTTCAGGTTATTAATGTAATTTAGTCATTTATAGGGCTAACTTTATGATATATTACGACTAAATTCCTATGGAAATCAAGCACTTATGTTCGATGATAAAGAATCCCAATATAAAGCACTAGCTTCATGGCTGACTTATAGGTTAGAGAGCTGGCGCACACACCGTGATGTTAACTACGTCACGCAGTGGGATGAATATTATCGGTTATGGCGTGGTATCTGGGTAGAGTCTGATAGAACTAGGCAATCTGAGAAATCACGCATCATATCTCCAGCTTTACAACAAGCTGTTGAGAGTTCAGTCGCAGAATTAGAAGAAGCTACCTTTGGTAGAGGTAAATGGTTTGATATTAAAGATGATATGTTGGACCAAGACCCTTCAGATGCTGAATTTGTACGTAACTTGCTCCAAGAAGATTTAGAGAAGACAGGTGTTAAGGATGCTGTTTGTGAAATCTTCTTAAATGGTGCTATTTACGGTACAGGTATTGGTAAGATTGTAGTTGAGCAGAACATAGAGCGTTCTCCAGCTGAAGTTCCTGTTGATGGCACTATGGCGTACTCTAGACAGATTGTGGAACGTCCTATTATCGATGTTAAGGTAGAACCTATCTCACCAAAGGAGTTCTTAATTGACCCATCAGCTAATTCCATTAATGAAGCGCTTGGTGTTGCACATGAAGTTATTAAGCCGAGGTATCATGTTGTTGATGGTATCAAGTCTGGCATTTATCGTGATGTTCCCTTGGATGGTAGCTATGACACTATGCGCTTTGGCTTCGACCCTGAGACTCGTATGGCAGATGAGTCCGACTCGGTTAAGATTACAGAATACTGGGGTCTTGTACCTAAACGCTTTCTTAAAAAGAATAAAGACCAAGATGACTTTGAATATACTAAGAAAGAAGAACTAGTTGAAGCGGTAGTTACTATTGTTAATGATGAATATATCCTTAGAGCGGAAGAAAACGCTTTTATGATGAAGGATAGACCGTTCATTAGCTACCAACATGACATAGTTCCTAATAAATTCTGGGGTAGAGGTGTTTGTGAGAAAGGTTACAACCCTCAAAAGGCACTAGATGCTGAGATGAGAGCTAGAATAGACTCTCTTGCCCTAACAACTACACCTATGATGGCTGCTGATGCAACCAGATTACCAAGAGGTGCCAAGTTTGAGGTTAGACCTGGTAAGACAATACTAACGAATGGTAACCCACGCGATGCGCTTATGCCATTGGACTTGGGAACCACAGACCAGAACACGTTTACCCAGGTCGCCTCACTTCAAAACATGATTCAGATGGGAACTGGTTCTGCTGACGTAGGTAATGCTGATAGAGCTACCTCTTCAGGTATGTCAATGGCACAATCTGCTTCTATTAAGAGACAGAAGCGTACATTGATGAACTTCCAGAACACTTTCCTTATCCCAATGATTAATAAATCAATGTGGCGTAAGATTCAGTTTGATGTTGAGCGTTATCCTGTAGCTGACTATAAGTTCGTACCTTATTCAACTATGGGTATTATGGCTAAAGAGTTAGAAATGACTCAGATGGTTCAAATGCTACAAGCTATTCCTAAAGATTCACCTGCTTTCCATGTGATTCTACTAGCAATGATGCAAAACTCCTCTATTCACAACAGAGACCAGATTGTTAATGCTCTTCTACAAGGACAGCAACCAAATCCTGAGCAACAACAGATGCAACAGATGGCTATGCAGTTAGAAATGCAACAAGCTCAAGCTGATATTGCTAAAACTAACGCAATGGCTGAAGAAGAAAAGGCTAAAGCTGCTAAATGGTACGCTCAAGCTCAAGAATTAGCTCCGAATGAGATTAAGATTCAAGAGAAGGTACTTAAACTTCAGAAAGAGGCTACTTCTATAGAGAAGACTAAGGCTGATATTGCTAATAAGAACTCTGAGACTGCTAGGAACATTCCAGAAGTAGACCATTTACGTTCTGAGACTGCTTTGAATATGGCAAATGCTAGGAAAGCTGGAATTGAGACACCTATCACATCAACTTATCAATGAAAACAGATGAGCAGTTCTTAAAAGATAGATTAAGCTTATTTGAAACAGAAGGCTGGTTAGACCTGATAGAAGAATTAAAGAATATAGAGATTAGTGTACGAGACGTTGACACTATGAACAATGAAAAAGACCTTTGGCACGCTAAGGGTCAGTTGCAGCAACTAGGTTTATTATTAAGCTTGGAAAGTGCAACTAAAATAACGATGGATAACCTATAAATAGACCCATCATAAAATAACTTCATAACCCTTAGGGGCGGAGACTAAAGTAATGAGTATAGTAGTAGATGAAACACCACAAGCGGTAGAACAGATAACAGAAACACAGGAAGTTGTACAGGAAGCTCCACAAGAGCCTACTTATGAAGCTCCTGAGAAGTATGCTGGGAAAACTTTAGAGGATGTTATTACCATGCACCAAAATGTTGAGAAAGCATTTGGTAAGCAAGGTCAAGAGGTTGGACAACAGAGGCAATTGATACAACAGCTTCTAGATTCTAACACTGTTGAAAGTCCAACTACTGAAACAATAGAAGAACCTGTTAATTTCGAGGAGACTTTCTATGATGACCCTGCTAAAGCAGTTAATTCAGCCATAGATAACCATCCTGAGATTATCAAAGCTCGAGAAGGTAATGTTAAATCAGCTCAACAAGCTAATTTATCTCAGTTAGAAGTTACACACCCTGATTTTATGGATGTTGTAGGTGATGCTGGCTTTCAAGAGTGGGTAGGAAAGAGTGTTATACGCACTGAGTTATTCCGCAGAGCTGATTCAAGTTATGACTTTGATGCTGCAAACGAATTATTGGGAACTTGGAAACAAATCTCAATGATTGGAAAGACCCAAGAGGTCAACAAGGCAGAGAAAGTTAAACGACAAAAAGAAATGCGCCAAACTAGCTCAGAAACTCGTTCTTCAGGAGACTCCGTTGGTGGTAAAAAGATGTATCGTAGAAGTGATTTAATCGCTTTACAACAAAGTGACCCTTCAAGGTATGCTGATTTATCAGATGAGATAATGAGTGCGTATGCTGAAGGTCGGGTTAAATAATAATACTCAATAAGGAGAAATAACATGGCTTTAGGTACTAATAATACTACTACAGCTGTTGCTAACAATTTCATCCCTGAACTATGGTCAGATGAAGTTATTGGTGCATATAAATCTAACTTAGTTTTAGCAAACTTAGTTACTAAACTTTCACATAAAGGTAAGAAGGGCGATGCTATCAACATCCCTGTACCTGGGCGTGGTGCTGCATCTAAGAAAGATGCAAGTAAGCAAGTACACTTAATTGCAGACACAGCTGGTACTATTAAAGTATCTATTGATAAGCATTATGAATACTCAAAGCTTATTGAAGATATTGCTGAGACTCAAGCATTAGCTTCAATGCGTAAGTTTTACACTGAAGATGCTGGTTATGCTCTAGCTACACAAGTAGAGTCTGATTTGTTTGCTGCTTTAGTTACAGGCTTCGGTACAGCAACTCAAATCTCAGCCAATACTGCTGAGAAGTTATATGTGAAGGGTGATGGTACAACTTGGGCTTCTGGTGCAGGTGGTGTAATCTCTGATGACGGTATCCGTAAAATGATTCTTGGCTTAGATGAAGACGATGTTCCTATGGACTCAAGAGCTTTGGTCATCCCACCATCAGCTTCTAGTACACTTTTAGGGCTTCCGCGTTTCACTGAGCAAGCTTTCATTGGTGACGCTTCTGCGTTGAAGACTGGTAAGATTGGTATGATTTACGGCTTAGATGTTTATGTTACTAACTCTTGCCCTAAAGACGGTACTAACAGCGAAGCATTTATGTTCCATAAAGATGCTGCTGTACTTGCCGAGCAAGTTGGCGTACGTACACAGACTCAGTACAAACAAGAATACTTAGGTGATTTGTTTACTGCTGATACTATCTATGGCGTTGCTCAATTACGTCTTGAATCTGTTAAAGTTATGAAAGTAACTGTTTAATAGTTAGTTAAGCGTAGCACCTGTCGTCATGAGGGTGCTATTCTGAATTAATTATTAGGCTATTTATGCCGTTATTTACTTACACTTGCAATAGTAACCACGCTACAGAGTCTGTGGTATCCTATAGCCATCGTGAAGAACCTCAAGTCTGCTCTGACTGTGGAGAACCTTCTTATTTTAAACAGACATTCTGTACTAATTTTCAATATAATAAAGACTACAGTTCCTTTGGCTCTGATAGACACAAATGGAACTTACGTGAGAATCATAGAAATAAAACCGTAGGCAAGAGCTACGACTAATAAAGGATAACGATGCCAAGATTACCCCAACGTAATAGATTAGCATTAGCTGTTAAAGCTATGCGTAGAAGATTTAATATTATTGTTACTGCTGGTTTACAGCTATGGCATAACTACTCAGAAGACACACTAGATAAGTCCACTAATAGTAACCACGGTGTTATGCACACTGGTCGTTCACTAGCCTTTGATGGCTCTAATGATTATGTATCTACTGACGCAGTACCAAATAAAACAGAGGGTACATTCTCTACTTGGTTTAAGATTGATACACATAAAAACTACAACACAATATTTGACAATTCGGCTGGTGCTGATGTTTGGGAGTGTTGGGTTTATGCTACTGGACAGATAAAGTTTAGAGTTTCTGGTGGTGTTGGTGATGTTACTTATGATAACCTAGCTGAAAACACTTGGTATAGGTTGGCGATTACTTGGTCAGAGGCTAATGGTACTAAGCTGTATATCAATAATTCAACGCCTAGCACTGGCGGTTCTGGCACATTTACAGCCCCTGGTACATTATCACTAGGTGGTGAATTTAACTCAAAACTAAACGGTGAAATGTCAAACGTACAAATATGACGTAGCTTATGACTATGCTAACGTACAAGCAACACCTAATGATATTGCTAATAACAATTCAGCACTGAGTGTAGCTAACTGCCGTACTTGGTTACCTATGACTGAGGGTGCTGGATTTACCTTATATGATGGTGGTGTGGTACTTGGTGATGAGTTGGTTGCTAATGGTACTTTTGATGGTGTTGCTGATGGAACTGATGTTAGCACCTTAACTGATTGGTACGCTTATGGAACGGCAACGTCTATTAATGTGAATAACGAGGAATTAGTAGTAGTTACCACTAGTAGCACACAAGGTAGTAGATATAATGTAACAACAGTTGTTGGAAATACATATAAATTCTCAGCCACAGTAAGTGGTGATTTAGGCTCTACTGGTATTTATATTAATAATATCTCAGATGTTTCCACAGTAGGCGGTGAACCAGATTATACCTTTACAGCGGTATCTACTACTACTATGATATTCTTTAGGGCTGCTAGTAACGGAGCAGGCACTACAACCTACGACAACATATCAGTCAAGGAAGTACAACCTAAAGAGAACGGTGGTATTACACCAGCTGATGCTACTGGTGCTACTTGGCAGACTGCTAGAG